CAAATACTTCTGCTGCTTTTGTTGCTGCTACTGGCTTCTATAATACAGCTAAAGATGTCGTTAATGCTTCTATTAGACATATACAACAGGAAGAGTTTGGGTGGCCTTTTAATCACATAGAAGAAGAGGAGACATTAGCAGCAGGTATTACAAGATATAGTTATCCAGAAGATGCTAAGTCTATTAGTTTAGATAGTTTTAGAATTAAACGTAACGATACACTTAATGTTCAAACTATAAAACTACGATCTATGGATTATCAAGAGTATCTTAATAAACATATTGACTATGAGTACAATACAAGCACAACTTTGAGGGGTGTACCTAAGTTTGTTATTCGTGCGCCTAGTGATGAGTTTATTATTATTCCTACTCCCGATAAAGCCTATGAATTAGTCTATGAGTACTACAGAAACCCTATTGACTTAGAACTTTTTAATGATGTACCTAATATACCTAAAGAGTTTAAGTATGTTATAGTAGAAGGAGCTATGTACTATGCCTACCAATTTAGGGGTGATGTACAAAATGCGCAAATGGCTCAACAAAAATTTGAGACAGGGATTAAACACATGCGTTCTCTCTATATTAATCGCTATGAATATCTACGTTCTACTATGATTGATAAAAATAGTATCTTGACAAATACGCTGAGAGTGGTATAATGGCAACACAATGGCAGACATTTCCAATAGAGTTTAAAGGTGGACTTGTTTCTAACTTGACACCTCTACAGCAAGGTATTCAAGCTGTTGGTTCTGCTACACAGTTACAAAATTTTGAACCTGCTATCTCTGGTGGTTATAAAAAAGTTCTAGGTTACTCTAAGTTTAATCCACAGGTACTAGCAGACAGTGGTGTTATACAAGGTGTGGCTGTAACAAATAACACAACAACAACTACGGCTGTAGCTGTAAGAGCAGGTAAGTTCTACGAGATTACTGCAAGTTCTATTAGTTCAGCGTTAGCTACAGGATCTACAACTACTTCTACAAAAGTGAGGTTTGCACACTTTAACTTTGATGGTACAGATAGAATTATGTTTGTTGATGGAGTAAACTACCCTGCTCATTATAGTGCAGGTTCTGTCACATTCCTTACATCTTCTAACTCCTCTGACCTAGAAGATGCTACACACGTTATAAACTACAAGAACCACCTCTTCTTTGCTAAAGGATCAACCTTAGTTTTTAGTGCGCCCTATAGTCATACAGATTTTTCTGCAGGTAATGGTGCAGGTTCTATTAATGTTGGTTCTACTATTACAGGTTTGATCGTCTTTCGTGAACAGGTTATTGTATTTACTTCAAACAGTATTCAAAGAATAACTGGTAGTTCTTTTGCAGATTTTACTCTTGTACCTGTAACCTTGGACATTGGTTGTACAGAAGATGACAGCATACAGGAAGTCGGTGGTGACATTATGTTTCTCTCACCTGATGGACTTAGACTCCTATCTGCTACAGAGCGTATCGGTGACTTTAACTTGAATGTTCCTTCTAATACTATTAAGAGTACCTTTGATAGTTTTCTTGCAGGTAATAATAACTTTCATAGTCTAGTGATTAGAGAAAAAAGTCAATATAGAATCTTTGGTTATAAGAGTAGTAGTATCGCTACTGATTCAGCTGCAGGATTACTTGCAACTAAATTTGCAGCTCAAGGTTCTGAAGGAATGCAGTGGGCAACACTAAAAGGGTTTGAAGTATACTCTGGGGATTCACGCTATCTAGGTTCTAATGAAGTAATTCTTTTTGGTGGGGATGATGGATACATATACCAGATGGAAAAGGAAGGTATAGTTGCAGTAAACTATAGACAGTCTGCAGATGATGATGATGCTGATGGCATAGCTGCAAGTCAGTCTGTCGGTAGTGCAACAACAATGACAATCAATGGAGCATTAGCTTCAGGTGGAGCAGTCTCTCTTAATGATGCAAAGTTTGTTACGATTACAAGTGCAGGAAATGATTCAGGTATAACTTTTACTGTTGTTGGAACAACAGATGGAAGTACTGCTTTAACAGAAGCTATTACTGGATCTAATGCAGGAACAGCTATTAGCTCTGGTACGTTTAAAACAATTGCTTCTATAACAACTAGTGGAGCTACGGCAGGAGCAGCAACAGCAGGAGTGGTGGGGAAAAGTGACATTGATTCCATCTTTGTATCTCCTTTTATGCCTATTAATGATCCACAACAAAGAAAGACTTTTTATAAGTTAGCTCTTTATATAGACCCCGAAGGATCTTTTACAACAACAGCTAAGATAATACTTGACCAGAACTTACCTAGTGTAATACAGCCACCAGTTATTTCTCCTACTATACAATTAAGTGGTACATCTTCTGTCGCTATCTACGGAGATGAAAACTATGTTTATACAACATCTTCTTCTACTTCTAACACAGCACCTAGATACGGATCAGAGATGCAGAGAGAATACTCTAGACAATTAACAGGATCAGGTAGAAACTTAGCATTAAGCATTGAAGATAATAGTACTAATAAATCATTCACTCTTGACACAGCAGTAATTGAATACTCTGTTAATGACAGACTATAAAGGAAAGTAAAATGGGAACAGGTTACACAAGAAACGATACATCAGGTAACATAGCTAATGGTAAGGTTATTGATGCTACAGACTTAGATGGTGAGTTTGACGCTATCGTAACAGCCTTTAGCACATCAGGACATACCCATGACGGTACAGCTGCAGAGGGTGGTAAGGTTACTAAACTGTTAGGTACAAGCTTAACACTAGGAGATGGCACTGCAGGTACAGATATTACTGTAACCTTTGATGGTGAAACTTCTGATGGTGTCTTAGTTTGGATGGAAGATGAAGACTACTTTCAATTTAATGATGACATCCTTATGAATACTAGTGAGAAACTTCAGTTTAGAGATACAGGTATCTACATCTCTTCTAATGCTGATGGTGACTTAGATATTGTCTCTGATGGTACGGCTGTAGATTCTATTAACATTGAGTCAGCAGGTGGGATTACTCTTGATGCAGGTACGGCAGCTAGTGGTGTTATCTTTGAGGATGACGGTACAGAGATGCTACGTATCTATAATAGTAGTAGTGATGTTTATATAGAGTCTAAAGTATCTAACAAAGATATGTATATTAGAGGTAATGATAACGGCACTCCAGTAAATGCTATCACTCTTGACATGTCAGAAGCAGGAGCAGCTACATTTGCAGGTGGTATAACATCTACGGCTGTAGCCAATACATTAGGTGCTACTTCTTTTAGTGATGCAAATATAACAAACGTAGGTAACATAGCTCTTGACAGCATTACGGCTGATGGATCTACTATCACAATTACAGGTAACACTACTTTTGCTGACGGTGCATATAACTTTAACATTGCATCACACGATGGATCTAATGGATTACAGTTAGGTGGTACACTCGTAACTTCTAGTGCTGCTGAACTAAACATAATGGATGGAGTAACAGCTACAGCTACAGAGCTAAACATTATGGATGGGGTTACAGCAACTACTTCAGAGCTTAACATTATGGATGGTGTAACTGCTACTACTGCTGAACTTAACATAATGGATGGTGTTACAGCCACAACTTCAGAACTTAATATTTTAGATGGTGTAACAGCATCAGCAACAGAGTTAAATATTATAGACGGAGTTACAGCTACTACTGACGAGTTGAACATAATGGATGGTGTAACAGCTTCTACTGCAGAGCTAAACATTATGGATGGGGTTACAGCTACAACTTCTGAGTTAAACATTATGGATGGAGTTACAGCAACTACTTCAGAATTAAATATATTAGATGGGGTTACAGCTACAGCTTCTGAGTTAAACATTATGGATGGAGTAACGGCTACTGCTTCTGAATTAAATATACTTGATGGTGTTACAGCTACTGCTGCAGAACTAAATATTATAGATGGAGTCACGGCAACTACTGCAGAGTTAAACATCATGGATGGAGTAACTTCTACAGCAAGTGAAATTAATCTTTTAGATGGTTCTAACAAGTCTACTTCTTCTATTACTATTGCAGATGCCGATGCTTTTATTGTTATTGATGGAACTACTACTAAACAAATACCTGCTTCTGATATCGCAA